TCAATCACATGCGGCTGATTGATGCGATTTGCTAATTGAGCTACCAATGATTTAAAATTCATATCTGTTCTTGTTTTGAGCCTAATTAGGATACATCGTTAATACTAATTTCTCCTTTCAAAACTCGCTCTACCTGTCTGTCTATTATCTCTTGAAATTCAATTTGGCAGATAAAAGAACAATCCGGTATAATCTCTTTCACTGGGTCACCTCGCCATATTGGTAGTTCATCAAGGAAAATACGACCGTTTTTATCCTTTAGGCATGTTGCATCTACATCACGTTCAATCTGCGCCACCTCGTTAAATACATCCGGGAAGTCCTTTCGTATCTTATTCCAGTAGCCCATTCCGCCTTTCACGCAACCGATACAATTGTTGTTATTATAGCCCATCTTGTACATAGCGGGGATTTCAATACCGGCTTTCCAAAGCATTCCCATTGCATCCTGCTTCGTAATCTGCTTTTCAATAAGCGGGAATAGTGGCTTTGTGTCCGGGTACTGCTGTTTTAATCGGATAGCCCGGTTAATCTCTTTCGGGTCATAATCGAAACCCCAAACTTGACCGTCCCAGTGCTGCAATTCTTTTTCCAACTTGTAGCGGACTTTCTTTTTCAGTTCAAGAGTACAGGCGGCACCATGCGCGCCGTTGATATACCCCTTTCGCAACACATCAGACACACAGGTGTACTTGTCGCTTCGGATAATGTGGATAGATTGATTGTACCACTTTTCACAATCTGCCAAGAATCTAGTGTTATCGGGATGACCGGAACCAGTTTCAATATAGTAGATATGCACATCATCGTATAGGCTTAATGCTATCTTACAAGCAACTGCGGATGTAGCACCGCAACTGAACCATGCTATTATCATTTGATTCCTTTCTTATTTATATTGAACATTATCTTTGTCATACTTGCATTTAAATTCATGCAGTTCACAAATATTTGTATTTTGCGGTCTTCCACCGCACCACCACCTGTTAGGGCAGTAATACATACTTATCGCATACTTCAACCGTATTATGGTTTTATCATTGTTTCTCTTTTTTAAATGGATGCAATTACCACAGGTTGGAACTTTGGGTTTATTTTTCATGTTGCTTTCTTGTTTTACGTTTTTCTATTAGTTCTTCTTCACTGACGGTCGTATTAGAAAGGTCGCAAAGATTAGAAATATTTGTTGTATTATTTGGTTTACAATACAAACACATTTGAGTAAAAGGTGAATATACTCTCCCACACTTCGGGCAAATCCATCCCTGCTGCCCGAACATTCCATTATACGGATTTACTGCACTTGATTCTGTTTTCATAATGATAGTTTTTTAATGTCATCCACTGATAGTTTGTCCTTTCCTTTGGCATATTCAAAGAATCCTACTACAGGACATACACGTTCAGGAATGTCATAATCACCTGTTTCAGGTAATGTTACCAATATACTAAGTCCTGTGCCATTGATATACTCGCAAGAAACGAAATCATCCCAATCAATGTATTTTTGTGCTTCTACTGCTAAAAGGTCGCAGGAGTGTAGATATGCATTGTAACCTTTCATAGTGTCAGCTATTAATTTGTCTATACTCATCTTATTCTAATTCAATGTATTTATAAATTATAATAGTATCAGTAACAGTCTTATGTTCTACACTAGTATTAATCTGTTCTGTATTATTCCTTTCTTTGCAATACTTGCAATTACCCTTATGTGCTATACTGGTTACCTTTTTCAAACGATACGCTTCTGATTGAACCATAATATACTCACATGAATCAATTTCAATCACATCATACTCTATAACTGAATCTTTTTCAGTTCGTGGTGCTTCTTCACATGACATTAGCAATAATGCCATCAGTGCTAAAAATAGGTAGTAAACGTTACTCTTCGTAATTGTATGTTTAATTCTTTTCCATTAATTGCATAAAATAAGTTTTGTAATTGGTGGACATATTCTACATTTTGTTGAACTGTGAAATTAGCTATTTTTGCATAATTAGGATTAAGATATACGTCTAATGGCATATAAGCAAATTTTTCTCTCTTATAATTTCTATCAAAAGAATAAAAGATATATCCACTAATATGATTAATCTTTTCAAATCCGCAATTCAGGAGTATTTCTTCTGTTAGAGGAATACCTTCAACTTTAGTTTCTTCCTCTTCTCTGAAAGTACCATCGCCCATCTCAATTGTTATGTTGTAATCGTCATTAGCACATTCATTGCAAAAAGTATTACTCATTAGAGATACTGCTTTGCCAATTCCTGTATCTATTTTAACGTAATTACCAATTCTCAATTCTTCTGCTTTCATATTTATTTTTTAAAAATATTTAAAATAAAATCAATAACATCAGCAATTATGAAAATAAACATACAAAGAGATAGTATATCTATATTTTCACTAACACAATCTTTATTAATGCATTCTGCGATTAATGTTGCTCCTAATAATATTGCCGTTCTCATAATTATTCTACGATTAAAAGTCCACTATTCCACAATTCACCCATACTAAACCATTCGCCATCATTAGTACGAACAAATATTGATTCAGATAAACAAAATTCTCCTCTTTCATAACTGTTAGCAATGATAAAGTAATCCGTTTCTTTTGCAAACAACCAATCATATCCTTCTTTATATTCTTCCCATTTTTTAATATTTCAGAAGATATTTCACTAAAAGGAATTATATTGGTTATGCGAACCAAATATTTCCGACTATCATGTATTTTACCATCGTCATAACAATCGTAAAACTTTCCTATTTCTGGTAGTTTTCTCATTTCTTCTCTTTTATTTCAAAACCTTCAAGAAGTTCAGCCATACTGGTTAAATACTGAAACATCTCATAATATCCAAAACTTGAACAATCACTTAAACTTTTACTGAAAATTCTGTCCTGTAAACTACGCGGATATTCATCCAAACCAAGTTCTTTCATTGCATCTTTTTTTAAATTTAAGAAGGTTGTTATTTTGTTCTTGATTATATGCTGAAATCATATCCTTTTTCCACTTTTTCACTTTGTTTGGAATATCATTCAACATCTTCTTTATTTCCTCTCCGGTTGCGGTGAGTTTGTATACTTGTCCTTCTAAAGTCATTTTATATGCTTTCTCTTCACGCAAAGAAGGATATTTCTTTCTATTTTCGTATTTGCTGTAGTCCATATTAAATTCGTTTACACATTGGTACTATTACTTCTTCTATTTCTCTCCATAAAATAGGCTCTACATTATAAGCCCATTCTCGCCCAGTCCAAAAAGAGTTAGTATATCTGCCATCTTTTAGACAGACGTTCACGGTGTTATATTTGCTAGGCTTTATCTCCCTTGCATTATTCCATCCGTCTTTTATCATTCTATTCCATGTTTTCATTGCTTATCTCTTTAAATATAACATTAGTTTCATCTTCTCTTTCAAGAGAATCACAACCTCCAAAAGATTCAGATACAAATTCCCCATTTTCTTCACAAACTTCTATAAAAAAACAATTCTCACAGGAATGACCTATAACTGTTTCTACTTTTAAAGTTGTAAATGGAAGCTTTATTTCAGTTCCTATTGGTAATTCTTTCATGACGTTTTTGATTTATTGAATATACTTTGCGCTTTAGAAAGTGCTATCTTCTCTTCTGTACAGTCAAAGCCTGCTTTTTCAAAATTTCTTATACTGACAGAAGCTATTTCTATTACTTTACCAGTATTTTCATTTACACCTTCTTTTTCTAACAATTCAGCAAATCTCAATATTGCTACTTTGCCTAGTCTATACAAAGCATTGGCAAATTCTGATTTTTCTTCATTCATAATAGGTCATTTTTGATACTCTAATACATTAAAGCCGCCTGTTTACTTCCAATGACAGAGTACGTGTTACACATGATATATACTAAGTTGTTGTCAATAACTTTAAGCCTACCTTGAAAGTTATGTTTCAAACATAACAAAGCATCCATTTTAGAATCAAAAGGGCAAACAACCTTAAAGTTATGATTCCTTCTTAAAATTCCAATTTTTTCACCAAAAGAAATCGCTTTAGCAACTTTACTTTTGCTTGTTTTCATTCTTTTAGCCAATGTATCAAACGAAATCCCATTGTCTTTAAATTCAGTCAATCCATGCATGGTGCAGAACTTTTTAGCCTTCTTCCATTCTCTGTACTTTGATTTAGATAAATGTCCTTTCGGCTTAGTCCCTTTAATAACTTGATGATTGACGTAATTTTTCCGTCTTTGTTCTTCCGTTATAAATAATGCTTGCAATCCGGTTTCAATCGCCTTGATATTTGATAAATCCAATCCATCTAATCTTACATTTGACTTAGCAGCACGAACCGATTTAAAAAGAAGATGTTTATTGTTCTTTCCAACAAAATCTAATAGTTCCATGCTTCCAAGAACTTCTAACCGCTTCTTCACTGTATTTTTATGCAGACCTGTAATTTTGGATAGTTTGTAATAAGAAAAATTAAGAACGACTGATGATCTAAACTTTTGTTTTATAAAAATAAGTAGGGCTATCGCTTTCCGTTCATCGGTAGCGGATATTATTTCATTATATCTTTTCCTACTTAGTCTTTTCATAATTATATATATAAACAATAAAACCGTAGCTGAAACTCTATCAGTACGGTTCTATTGTTACCGCATGGCAGACGTTAATTTCTTAACGGTGGCTGTTGCCAATAAACGGTTTATATATTTTATATGTAAAAATTACAAATCATTCATCATCCACAGCCACGTTTCAGATACATTGCAAATATCCTCTTTATTTTTGAGATGTGCAAGAGAAAAATGGTATTTAACATTATTTTTCTTGTGCTCCATCAAAAGCCTTACTTTCCACTTGTCTTATACTATCAAAATTGCCAAAGGTATCATATTATCCAATCATTATTAAGGTTAATATTCCGTTATCTTTTGCAGAGATCATAATATCTTTATAATCTAGTTTTCTCTTGATATATTCCAGTTCATTCGATCTTATAAATCCCTTTTTAATTGTTACATGAGTGTTTTTCCCTTTTTCTTCAATGGATAAAACATTTCTAATAACAAATTTGATAAGCTTTTCTTTCTCTTTGTCCATTTTTGTATTTATTTATTGCATTCAACAAAATAAACTTCTTTGCCATCAGGAATAAATTGATTTTCTTTTAGCTTTTCCATATCTCAAATATTTAATAGTTCATTTTCTTTAATTCTTAACTCCAATGTTTTAGCGTATCTCATCTTCACATCTATAAATTCAACGACATAAAGATTGTTTCCCTTGACTCCAAACATATCCTCTATAGTATGATATGCTTTGAACTGATACCTTTCATCAGGATATTTATTCCTGAAATAATTCTCTATTAAAATTCTTTTGCTCATAGCTTTATATAAATTTAATATTATCTCGTTTTTACTTCATTATCTTTTTAAGTTTCCGATACATTGCAGCAGCACGAACTGAATTATATTCCATTCCTGTAGCTGTCTTTTGATTCAGATTATTCAATTTTTGTGCAATATCTCCCCAAATTTCGTAGTTTCTAGGCTCTCCCTTATCTTTTATCCAATCAGTAATAAAAGCCCAAAAAAACACATTACTTTCATTAACACGTGCATTTTCTCGCCTTTTGTTTGCGGACTCATCGTGCATCTTATTTATTGAAACTATTCTATCTGTAGAGCTATTCTTTCCCCACAATTCTTTTGTGCCGCCTGTTTGCTCATTACGTTTTTTCTTTGCTGCTAAAGCCGCTTTTGTACGTATGCTAACCAACAGTGCTTCTCTTTCAGCCAAACTGAAGAACAATGTCAAAGTAAATTTGTCACTATTAGGTAAATCACAAAAAACAATATTGTTTTCACCAATTTCTGCTAATACCTGTAGTGCTTCTAATGTATTACGGAAACGATCACACTTAGCAATAATCAATTTAGCATTTTCTTTCTTTGCGTGTTCAATCGCTTTCCGTAATTCCGTACATTTAGACAATTCCGTTCCGGTATAAATTTCTTCATAGTCCGCCAACAACAAACCGTTATCTTTTTCTATGAAGTAATTTATAATGTCTTTTTGTGCCTCAAGTCCTAAACCAGACCGGCCTTGTTTTTGCGTTGACACCCTACGCCAAGAAATATACTTATTCATATTACTATTTTTTAGTTAGCCCTTCAAATACAGTACATCCACCCCAAATAATCAAACATATTATAAACAACATTTTTTACTCCTTTCTTTATTTAAAGACCATTATCAATAGCCTTGTCGACACTCATAAATGAGAATATTTTTGAATTTATTTCATGTAAACTCATTCTATTTTTTAGCTTTTTTATTTCGTAATAACTTTTAAAACCTTTCGTTATTTCCGGCTTATTGGCAAAATTAGTAATTTCAACCAATACATGTGTATATCCATTATCTTTGTAAACTTTTGCTTTCATATTATCACTTTTTATTAATATATTTATTACTTTTCTTTAAAAATAATCCCTTTTGAATTTCATTAGCTGCAAGTTCTTTTTCAAAAGATTCATTTAAAATACTTCTTTGATATTTTGACTGATTAGGAATGAAATTTATTGGATCAAACTTTTTCTTTTTCATAGTATTTCTTTCAATTCATTTAAAATATCCTCTTTTGTAGCATAATCCCGTAGCTCTAATAGCTTTATCATTGATTTACGGTTTATTTCCATTTTGGGGAAATATTCTTTATATTCTTCTGATAAATATTTCATTAATCTTTCTTTTTCTCTTTCTGATTCATTTTCTATTATTTTATTTAATAAGTCCCAACTTTCTCCCCTTTCTTCCCAATGATTTACAACTTCGTTTGTAGAAATATTTTCAAAAGTAAAATACCCTTCTTCGATTTCGTTAATATCATGTACAATCTTTCTACATAGTTGCGGGTATCCATCTATTTGAGATATTATACCGTTATTAATCATTTCTTTAAATGACTCTATTTGCTTTTCTGTATACTTTTTCATAATTTATTACTCCATTATTATTAAATTGTTCTATCAACTTTGGCGATTATTACAATGTCGTATTTTTCGCGCATTAAATTTGCATATTGTTTTATATATCGCTTAGTTACCGCTACTTTAAAATCGTAATACGGTGAAGTTGTATTAATGTTATGACACCGGATCAAATAATTATTTAGCTTTTCCATACCTATATTATTTTAAGCTGTTTAATACAAACATTCTTCTTTCTATTCTTTTGCGCTCTTTCTCTGAATAATATACTTTGTTATTCATTACCGTACAAACGAATTCTATTCTTTTATTTATAATTGTTCTTGTTTTCATTTTCATTCTATTTAAATAAAATATCATTAATATATCATCTATTTCTTTTTCTACATTTAGATCTGTAATATCAGTAATTACAGTTTTGGAATGTTCTACATTTTGACTAATAATACATTTATATCCTTTTGATAAAAATCTTTGTTCCCCTTCGCTATTTATAAATGTTTCACCGTCTACATTTATTTGATATTCTACAGCATATTTTTTGTTTTCATGATTACATGTTTTCTTTGATTACATTACTACTTAAATACCATTCATTGAAAGTATCTAATATTACTTTTTCCGTTTTTCGCTCTGATATTATAATACGATCATCATATAAGCCGCTAGTATCAGAACCTTCGCTACAGATAAATTCTATATCTGCATTGTATTCATCTAACAAATTTGCTAACTTTGTTAGAAACTCATTTCTTTTGTCTATCATAGTTCTATAATTTTAATTCCTTTTTCCTCTACCTTATCACAATAATAGCCACCGGAACACCAATCAGTTTTAGAAAGATTATAGAAACTTTGAGGTATTTCTTTTAACTCTATTAGAGTACAAAATACTTCGCTTATTGCTTGTTTACAGCTTCCAGTACTAAAACGTGCTACGCCTACATATATAGGCTTATTGTTTTTAACTCTGTAAATATTGCAAATAACATTTTGGTAGTTTCTTGATCTTCTGTATTCCTTTGTAAAAATATAAGTTCTCATATCTGTTATTATTTAATGGAATATTAAACATAAAAAATAACTAACTAAAAGTATTCCACATAAAGCGGAAAAACCTTTTATTATCTCTTTAAATTCTTTCCGTTCCATAAAATTAAAATTTCATTCTCGATAATATTTCTATATTTTTATAGCCTCTATTTTTTAAATAGGCGAGTAATTCACTTGTATTATACCCTTTTGCTGGTTTACATTCTCTTATAAAGGTATCGTCAGCCTCAAAGTGCATGTTATCATACAAAGAATAGACTAAAAACTTTCCGTTTATTAGCTTTTCTATAAACACGGCAATAATTTCACCGTCTTTCGTTATTCTGAAATTTACTTTTGTTTTCATTTTCCCTTATTTATTAAAACGTCTTATACAGTAATCAAAAGCCTCACCGGATAAACTATTACTAAAGCCCCTTTTATCAATATAAAAACATTGGAACAAAGACGGATCACCGTAATTATTTACAAGGTTATTAAACATTTGTTTTTGCGCTTTCTTTGTTGCAAAAGAATATTTAGAAAAGCGTTCTAATACTTTTTCCTTTTCTTCTTTATCTAATTTAAAGTTTATCCACCCTTTTGTATTGTGGTGAAAACGACCGTTTAAAAATTGTTCTACAGTCATTTGTCTAGTTTGGTTTAATAAACCGTTTAAAGTCTTATACTTAATTGTTTTCATATTTTATAGATTTATAGTACCTTTGTAAAAAAATGTTTCTTCATGATAAACGTCTATATTAATCGTAGTATAAGAGCCAAAAAAGCGCCTTAAATTATCTTTTGTTTGGCTCTTTCTTATTTTATTAATAAGCATTCGCAAGACTTCCCT